TCAGGGCCTACACCACATGGGTTGCCTTATGTAGCTAAAAATGTTAGACCTATCAAGGAGCGTAAATAATGGCAGATATCGATAAAACTCTTTCCGAGTTGGGGACCTCTGTAAAAATAGAAGGACCTGATCAAGAAGTAGAATTAGAAAAACAAGAAGAAGCACTAAAAGAACCAGTGCAAGTTACACCAACAGAAGATGGTGGTGTAGAGTTAGATTTTGATCCAAGCAAAGTAAATATTGAAGGCACACCAGGACACTTTGATAATTTAGCAGCACTACTACCAGACGACATTTTAGATCCTATCGGATTAGAATTATTTCAAAATTACACAGACTACAAAGCGTCAAGAAAAGATTGGGAAAAATCTTACACAGATGGACTTGACCTGTTAGGATTTAAATACGAGAATAGAACGGAGCCTTTCCAAGGAGCTTCAGGTGCCACGCACCCTGTTCTTGCAGAAGCTGTAACACAGTTCCAAGCAGGAGCTTACAAAGAGTTATTACCAGCGGAAGGTCCAGTAAGAACACAGATCGTTGGCAACAGTGATCAACAAAAAGAAGCGCAAGCACAAAGAGTAAAAGATTACATGAACTACGAACTCATGGAAAAGATGGGTGAGTACGAACCAGAGTTTGATCAAATGTTATTTCATTTACCACTTGCAGGTTCTACATTTAAAAAAGTTTATTACGATGATTTATTAGGCAGAGCTGTATCTAAGTTTGTGCCAGCTGATGATTTAATCGTGCCATACTCTGCAACATCTTTAGAAGATGCAGAAGCTATTATGCATGTAATTAAAATGTCAGAGAACGATTTAAGAAAACAACAAGTTGGTGGTTTTTATTCTGATATAGATTTAGGTGCACCATCAATGATGAAAGATGAAGTAGAGTCGAAAGAAAGAGAATTAGAAGGCACTAAAAAAACAGGTAAACAAGAGCCAGTGTATACTTTGTTAGAGTGTCATGTAAATTTAGATTTAGAAGGTTTCGAAGATAAGGACGCGAACGGAGACGATACAGGAATCAAGCTCCCCTATATTGTGACTGTAGAAGAAGGTTCGCGAAAAGTTCTTTCTATTAGAAGGAACTTTAATCCTGACGATCCAAGAAAAAATAGAATACCTTACTTTGTCCACTTTAAATTTCTGCCAGGACTAGGATTCTACGGATTTGGATTGATCCATATGATTGGCGGATTGAGCAGAACTGCAACCGTTGCTCTCCGTCAATTATTGGATGCGGGTACATTATCAAACCTGCCAGCAGGATTTAAACAAAGAGGTGTAAGAGTTAGAGATGAAGCAGCACCAATACAGCCAGGTGAGTTTAAAGATGTAGATGCACCAGGTGGTAACATTAGAGATTCGTTTATGATGTTGCCATACAAAGAACCATCTGCAACACTTTTAACTTTGATGGGTGTAGTTGTACAAGCAGGTCAAAGATTCGCGGCTATTGCTGATATGCAAGTGGGCGATGGTAATCAAGGCGCTGCAGTAGGAACAACAGTTGCTCTTCTTGAAAGAGGATCACGTGTTATGTCTGCAATACACAAAAGACTTTACACATCAATGAGATCTGAATTTAGATTACTTGCAAAATTATTTAAAACATATTTACCACCAAGTTATCCATACGATGTAGTGGGTGGTAGAAGAGAAGTTAAACAATTAGACTTTGACGATAGAGTAGATATCCTACCAGTTGCAGATCCAAACATATTCTCTATGGCACAAAGAATTACGATTGCACAAACAGAATTACAACTTGCAACATCTAATCCTAAGATTCACAACTTGTATGCAGCGTACAGAAAAATGTATGAAGCACTTGGTATAAAAGATATTGATAAAATTTTACCACCACCTGCTCCAGTTCAACCAAAAGATCCAGCGTTAGAACACATTGATGCGTTAGCAATGAAACCTTTTCAAGCATTTCGTGGACAAGACCACAGAGCACACATTACAGCCCACTTAAATTTTATGGCAACTAACATGGTTAGAAATAATCCTCCTATTATGGCCGCTTTGGAGAAAAATATTTTAGAGCATATTAGTTTGATGGCACAAGAACAGATAGAATTAGAATTTGCAGATACAATTCAACAAATTCCTATGATGCAACAGATGGCACAACAGAATCCACAGGTACAAGCGCAGCTACAAAAGATATCTATGGACATGGAAGCGAGAAAAGCAGTGCTAATTGCAGAACTAACAGGTGATTTTATGGAAGAAGAGAAGAGAATTACATCACAATTTGACTCTGATCCTCTTCTAAAACTAAAAGCTAGAGAAGTTGACCTTCGTGCGATGGAAAATCAACGTAAAAAAGACGAAGGAGAGCAAAAAGCTGACCTTGATAGAGCAAAATTAATGCAATCAAGACAGTTAGCAGAGGATAAAATGGAACAAAACGAAAGTTTAGCTAAATTAAGAGCTGGAGTAAGCCTTGCAAAGAGTGGAAATCAAGGTATAACTGCAATTAAGGTAGAAGATTAATGCCATTAAACGAAAAAGGCAAAAAAATTATGAAATCCATGCGTAAACAGTATGGAAAAAAACGAGGAGAACAAGTTTTTTACGCGTCTAAGAACAAAGGCACGATAAAAGGGGTAGAGAAGAGAAAAACAAGGAGTAAAAATGCAAAAACTAGATAAAATTAAGCAAGTTGCAGTGCAAGATCAGCAAACAGAGATAGATCCTAGATCTAAAACTACTGCTGACAAAGCATACAACTTAATTGGCACAGGAAAACCTGAAATGCCAGTTGGTGGACAAAAAAGAATGCTGGCTGAAAAAAGAAGAAACTCAAAGGCGTACTAATGGCTTGGTTCAGTTTAGCAAAAATTGCTTTGCAAGCTGGAAGTAAGATATATGCCAACCGTCAAAAGACAAAAATGGCTATGTCAGACGCACAGCTTATGCACGCAGAGAAAATGGCCCGTGGTGAAGAGGCTTACCAGGGTAAATTACTAGAAGCTCGTCAAAACGATTATAAAGACGAATTTGTTTTGATAATTATTTCGGCCCCCATCGTTGTTTTAATGTGGGCAGTGATGTCAGACGATCCAGAAGCGATGGAGAAGGTTAAATTATTCTTTGAATATTTCCAATCACTTCCTTCTTGGTTTACAAACCTATGGATACTTGTAGTTGCGAGTATTTTTGGTATAAAGGGTACACAAATATTTAGAGGAGGCAAAAAATAATGGCAAACAATAGATACAATAAACAAGTTACACCTAAAGGATACATGAAAGGTGGACGTGTAGAGAAAATGGGCGGTGGCATGATGAAGAGAACTATGCTTAAAAAAGGAAGTAAGTTTCCTGATTTAAACAAAGACGGCAAAGTCACTAAAGCAGACATTCTTATGGGTAGAGGCGTTATCGGTAAGAAAAAGAAAAAGCCTATGAAGAAAAATAAAAACAAAAAGGTAATCTAATGGCTGGTAAAGGTCTATACGCAAACATTCACGCTAAAAGAAAACGTGGTGAAAAGATGCGAAAGAAAGGTGCTAAAGGTGCACCGACAGCAGCTAATTTTAAGAGAGCCAAACAAACAGCGAGATCATAATGGCAAAACTATGTCCTAGAGGTAAAGCAGCAGCGAAGCGTAAATTCAAAGTTTACCCATCCGCGTACGCAAACATGTACGCATCTGCAGTTTGCTCTGGTAAAGTTACACCTGGTGGTAAGAAAAAAGCTAAGAAAGCTATGGGTGGATCTGCTAATCCAAGACAGATGTACGGTAAAGGCGGTGGCGTTTGTGTTAGAGGAATGAACAGGGACGCTTACGGAAAAAATTCGTAATGGCTAAAAAAGGTCTAAGAGCATGGGTCAAGGAAAATTGGGTCGATATTGCGAACAAGCGAAAAGATGGCTCATACCCGAAATGTGGTCGAAGTGGTGGAGAAAAAAGAAAAAATTATCCAAAATGCGTGCCCATTGCAAAAGCAAGAGCGATGTCCAAAGGGCAGCGTGCGGGTGCCGTAAGAAGAAAACAAGCTAAAGCAAATACAGGACCAACACCATCAAGAGCAGCAACGTTTGCTCCGAAAAGAAAGAAAGCTATGGGTGGTGGTTTTATGGCTAAAAGACAAATGATGAGAATGGCATAATGAGAAAAGATTTTTCAAAAGGCACTATGCCAGCAAGAAATAAAAAGAATTTCAGACCTACAAAGTCTGGAGCAGGCATGACACGAGCC